CCAAATTTAAGTAACAAATTAAAGTATGGAACTTTATATAAACCTAGACAAAGTTGGTTTGATAATCATCAAGAAGCATTAAAACAATTAGTAGAAAGAACTAATTCAGTATTGAAACTTAATTTAATTGTAGATAAAGTAGATTTAACTAACTTATCTAAAGCAGAAATACAACCTACAGCAAATACTAAACTTTTTGATAAAACTGTAGACGTAGTAGGAGATTTAGCTTTTGTTGGAACAAATACAATTAAAAAAGCAGAGCTATTGCCAACAATTGTAAATGGTAAAATTACTGCTGTAACTATTTTAAGTGGAGGTAAAGGCTATGCAACTGTACCTACATTTGAAATTTCAGGAGACAGCGGAAGTGGTGCTGTAATAGAATTAACAATTGATGCTTCAGGACAAGTTGATACTGCAATTGTAAAAGTTAATGGAGAAGGATATACATCAAATACAAAAGTTGTTGTTAGACCTTATAGTGTACTTGTAAAAAGTGATGCAGAGCTTGGAGGTAAATGGGCAATATATGGTTACGATACAAGTTTAAGTACTTGGAGTAGAACAGCTTCACAAAAATATAATACTGATCTTTATTGGTCATATATTGATTGGTATGACGTAGGATATAATCAATTTACGTCAATAGATTATACTGTTAGTCAATCATACTTGTTAGATTCTTTAAGTGATGAAATAGGAGATATTGTAAAAATAGAAAATGTAGGTACAGGTGGTTGGCTATTATTAGAAAAAATAGATAATCAACTTAATGTAGATTATACTGTAAATTATAAAACTATTGGTAGAGAAAATGGAACAATTGCATTTAAAAATACTTTATATGATTTTGGTTCTAATACTGTAGGTTATGCGTCAACTAGTTATGATACTGTATTGTATGATAGACAACCTGTTCAAGAAACAAGAATAATATTAGAAGCTTTAAGAGATAAAATTTTTATTAATGATTTAGAAGTACATTATAATGAACTTTTCTTTGCTAGTTTAAGATATGCATTAAGCGAAAATAAATTAACAGATTGGGCATTTAAAACAAGTTTCATCAAAATAAAACATAATGCGGGTGATCTTAAACAAAAAGTAACTTATAAAAATGATAATCTTTCTAATTTCGAAGATTATATTAAAGAAACTAAACCATATAAAACTAATATTAGAGAATATGTAAGTTCTTACGAAAATGTAACGCCATCTAGTTCAGTTATAACGGACTTTGATTTACCTGCTAGTTATGATGATCAAAATAAAATAGTACCTAGTTCAGCAAAATTTGTAGGTACTGCTTTAACAGGAACAAGTACAATTGTAAATTATCCTGATAAACATTGGTTAGAAAATGTAGGATTTAAAATTACTTCATTTAATATAGGAGATAAAGGTAGTGGTTATATTACGCCACCAGCTGTTTCAATAACTGGTGGCGGAGGTACTGGTGCTATAGCTCAAGCATATATTAGTAGCGGAAAAGTAACAGCAATTAAAATTGTTAATGAAGGATTAGGATATTTAACAGCGCCTACAGTAACTTTACAAGGAGGAATTAAAGATGTAACTACAGGAACAGTTGCTAAAGTTAGTGCTGTATTAGGTAAGTCTTTAGTTAAAGTAACTCATCTTACTGTTAAATTTGACAGAACATCTGGAACATATTTAATAACATCATTAGCAAGAACAGAAACGTTTGCAGGAAATAATTCTGTATTAGATTATTATTTAAAATGGCCGATAGATTTAAGAAGAAATACAATCAAAGTAACTGTTAATAATATTGAAAGTTTATCAAGTGAATACACTTATGTTAATAAATTAGATACAACTAAAGATTATAACAGATATATAGGACATATTAAATTTATTTCACCACCTGCTAATTTACATTCTATTAAAATAGAATATATGATAGATGCATCTAAATTACAAGCACAAGATAGAATTAATCTTTTCTATACACCAGCGTCAGGAATGCCGGGTAAAGAATTAGCTCAAATTTTAGATGGAATAGATTATGGTGGAGTTGAAGTTAGAAGTTTAGGGTTTGATACTGCAACTGGTTGGGACACAGAATCATACATGGCAGGTTCTTGGGATACCTATGATGCAACTTTTGAAGATGAAATTTTAAAAATGGATGGTAGTACTAATTCACTTACATTAAGCAAAGCACTAGAAGATGGTATAGTTTATAACATTTATAAAAATGCAATAAGAATAGATGATCCTAACTATGGAACAGGAAATACTGTAACAAATAAAAATGCAATGATGCAAAGTGTTACAGGTGATGGTTCGACAATGACTATTACATTTGATACTGTACCAACAGTAGCTGGTGATCTAATTGTAGTTAGAAAATCTACTAGTGATGGTAGCTTCTTACCTGATCCAGAAGCTTATGATACTTTATTAACAGGCGGTGATTTAACTTATTCAACTGCATCAGGATTAAAAGCAGAAGACATTATAGTAGAAGGAGATGATTTTGTATCGCATACAACTTCAAAAGGTCCAGAAGAATTTATACCAGGACAAGTACTTGATACTTTAGACATTCAAGTATTTGACAAAGGTGGAGAATCAGGAAGTAGAATTAGTAGTTACAATCATACAGGAGATGGTGTTACTACAAATTATCCATTTAGCGAATATCCACAAAGTTCAGATGCAGTATTTGTTTCAGTAGGTAATGTTTTACAAGAATCTAATACTTATGTTGTGGACTATCCAAATAAATTATTGAAATTTAATAGTGCTCCTATATTAAATTCTAAAATTAATTTTGTGACTATGAGTAATAATGGAGAAAAAGTTTTAGACTTTGATACATTTACAGGAGATGGAAGTACTTTAGATTATGTAACAAGAGCAACATGGATTAATAATAGTATAAACACGTTTGTAAGAGTAAATGGTTTATCTGCTTCATACACTATTTTAGAATCAGATAGTTCTTATGCTGTACAAGGCAAAGTTGTTGTAAGATTTGCAGATGCACCTCCGGCAGATTCAGTTGTTAATATAGTTGTATACGCAAGTGCTAGTCAAACATTTAGTGAAGTTACTGAAGATAATTTTACAGGAGATGGAAGTACGGCTTCATTCCAATTAAGTCAAACGCCATTTAATCAAAAACCTTTATCATTTAATACAGTTGTTAGAGTAGGCAGTGAAGTTTTAAATGCAGGATTTACTAAAACATTTACATTAGATAATAATAGAGAATATGAATTTGAAACTTGGCAAGAAATTCCGGGATCAATACTTCCTGCAGATGTAAGAGCATTTTTAAATGGAGTAGAATTAATACAAAGTCAACAATATACTTGGAACTCAGGTACTACTAGTATAACACTTGTAACTGGAGTAGGTGTTCCTGGTGATATTTTAAAAGTATTTGCTATGAGTAATGGTCAATATACTTTAAATGAAACAACAGGAATGATTACATTTAGTACTGCTCCAAGCCAAGGATTAACTATTTCAGTTTACCAATTTAGTAATCATGATATAGCAAAAATAGAAAGAATTAATTATGATGTTGTTGCAAGATTAACTGTAACTGTAGGTACAGATGATTATTATATGTACAAACAATTAACTAATGGACTTATTAAATTAAGACAATTAGCCGAAGATGCTCAATATGTTTGGGTAACTCTTAATGGAGAATTATTAGCTCCTAGTGTAGACTACAAGGTTACAAATGATCAAATGTATTTGAAAATAAACAGATCATTGGCTACAAATGATGTTATAGATATTATACACTTTACAGCACCTAAATTTGTATCTAAATTTGGTTATAGACAATTTAAAGATATGATGAATAAAACTCACTACAAACGTTTAGGTAATAATAACAAATATCAATTAGCAACTTCGCTTAAATGGACAGATCAAGAATTAGAATTAACAGATGCAACAGGTATAACAGAACCTAGTATAGCAAATAATATTCCTGGAGTATTGTTTATTGATGGGGAAAGATTAGAATATTTTGTTAAAGTAGGTAATATACTTTCACAACTTAGACGAGGAACATATGGAACAGGAGTAAAAGATACGCATATTGTAGGTGAAGAAGTATTAGATCAAGGACAGTTTCAAAATGTACCTTATAAAGATGAATTTTTAACTGAACAATATACAGCAGATGGTAGCACTAATGCAATTACTATTGGATTTACTCCTAAATCTGCTAACGAATTTGAACTATTTGTAGGTGGTAAAAGGATGAGAAAGAATGATATTTCTGTATATGACCCAACACAAGGTCAAGATAGTCCTGAAGCCGATGTTACTTCCCCTGCAGAATTTACTGTAGACGGTATAAGCCCAGTTGTAACACTTACAACAACACCTATAGCTGGCACAAAAATAATAACTATAAGAAAACAAGGTAAAAAATGGCAATCTGGCATTAAACCATTAAGTCAATCAGACAATGATATTGCTAGATTCTTGCGACAAAAAGAACTGGCTTTGCCGCAATAAATACACATAAGAACTGGAGCGTAAATGAACAATATTAAAGAAAACAGCGGCGTACTACTTCAAGGACATATTAAGATCCATGATCCGGAATCGGGCCATGTATTTGTTAGTAAAAGAAACGCCATACACTATGAAAATATGAGTCAAGCCTTAGCAGATAGTCTTGCTAATGCTGGACAAGGATTTATAAATTCTATGGTATTTGGTAATGGAGGAACGTCCATCGATCCAACTGGTATTATTACATATCTAACGCCTAATTCAACAGGAACTAATGCTAGTCTATATAATCAAACATTTACTAAAATAGTTGATGATAGATCAGTATCAAATCTTGATCCATTAAGAAATAAACTTGAAACAAGACACGTTAATGGAACAAATTATACAGATGTATTGGTTACTTGTTTGTTAGATTATGGTGAACCAAGTGGACAAGATGCAGTAGATAATTCTAGTAATGTAGACGGATTATACGTATTTGACGAATTAGGTTTAGTAAGTTACTCCCCTAGTGGTACTGGAAATCTACTTACTCATGTAATATTCCATCCTGTCCAAAAAAGTTTAAACAGATTAATCCAAATAGATTATACTGTTAGAGTACAAAGTTTGACAGGATTTAACGAGGGGTAATAGATGTCATATACTGTTAATTTTTCTGATAGCGTAAGCAAAGGCAGTATTACTGTAGAAGATAATACGGTCAATCAAGAAACGAGTATATCGTTACCGGGAAAATCCACGACTTCATATGGAACTGTAATAGCTGAAAACTTTTTACATTTATTAGAAAATTTTGCAAAAAGTTCTGCTCCAGTAAGACCTATCGAAGGTCAATTATGGTTTGATACTACAGTTGGAACTAATCAATTAAAAGTTTATGATGGAACTAATTGGGTAGCAAGTGGAGGTTTAAAAAAAGCATTAAACCAACCAGCGGCTAGTGAAAGTATTACAGGCGATCTTTGGGTTGATACAGATAATCAACAATTATATCTTTTTACAGGAACAGGTTGGATTTTAATAGGTCCAGATTATAGTTCAGGTTTATCAACAGGAGCAAAACCTTTAACTATTACAGGTACCGATGACGTTTCACATACAGTTGTACAATTAGAAGTTAATGCTAAACCAATTGCCATTATAGCAACAGATTCATTTACACCTAAGTCAACTATTACTGGATTTTCAATGGTATTTCCAGGATTCAATTTAAGTACAGCAGATATTACAGGTGCAGGTGTAGGAAAATTTTATGGAACTGCCGAGAAGGCAGAAAATCTTATAGTAGGTACAACATCAGTTGCCGCAAGTAATTTTTTAAGAGCGGACACAACTAATATTGCAAATTTCCAACTTAAAGTTAAAAATGATTCAGGAATTGAAGTAGGCTCTAGCGGAACGTTTTCTGTAGGAGTTGAAGGACAAGCAGGAATAGTAGAACATAAAACATCAGGTTCACATATAGATTTTAGAGTTAATAATCAAGGCACAACAACTGCTATAATGAGATTAGACTCTTCTTCTAACGTAGGAATTAATAATTTAGCTCCAACAGAAGCATTAGATGTAATAGGTAATATTAAATCAAGTGCTAATGTACTTGCAGATGGTACTACAGATGCAACGTCAATAGGAACAGGTTCTTTAATTGTTAAAGGAGGAGCCGGTGTTGCCAAAAGTCTTTACGTAGGTACTGATCTTAATGTTGCAGGAGGAGTTACAGCAGGTTCAATTGTACCAACTGCTAATAATACAGATAGTTTAGGAGCAACTAACAATCAATATTTAAATGTTTATGCTAATAATTTTGTAGGAAATTTTACAGGTAACGTTAGTGGTACAGTTAGCGGAACTGCAGGTTCATCTAATAAATTATCTACAGCAACTACTTTTGCAATGACTGGAGATGTTTCAGCAACATCATTATCTTTTGATGGTCAAACAGGTGGAACTACAAAAACTTTTAATACTACAGTAAGCAATAGTTTTATTGCAGATAAAACATTAACAACTACACCACAATCAACAGATGAAATTATAATTAATCGAACTACAGGATCAACAGGTGTCTATAAAATTTCAGCAGATCAATTTTTATCTTTTGTAGCAACACCACCAGTAGGATCTATTATGTCTTACGGAGGAGCTAATGCTCCAACAGGTTGGGTATTATGTGATGGTAACGAAATTTCTAGATCAACATATGCATCTTTATATGCAGTAATAGGAACTCAATTTGGAACACCTAGTAATGCTAGTTTGTTTAAAGTTCCAGATTTAAGAGGAAGATTCCCATTAGGTGCAGATAACATGGGTGGTACAAGTGCTGGACGTGTAACTGATATGACAGCAGATAATTTAGCAGGATACAGTGGTACTGAAACAAAAACACTTATTTCTGATAATTTACCAGATCACCAACACGATATGAAATCAACTAATAATGATCAATTTTATGGAATTAGAAATATAACAGCAACGCCTTCAGATCCAGCAGTAATTGTATATGACGGACCAACAGGTTCTAATACAGCTCAAGCAATGCCTAATTCAGGCGGAGTAGATGGAACTGTAGGACAGTCGTTTAGTGTTATGAATCCATACTTAACAATTAACTATATAATTTTTACAGGAGTTTAGGATGGGGTATAAACTTAATAAAACAGATGGAAGTTTATTAGTAGATCTAATCGATGGTCAAATCGATACTACATCTAGCGACTTAACTTTAATTGGCAGAAATTATACTGGCTTTGGTGAAGTATTAAATGAAAACTTTATCAAAGTATTAGAAAATTTTGCTAATACAACTGCTCCTGCAAATCCTATCAAAGGACAACTTTGGTATGACTCTTCAGAAAATAAATTAAAAATTTATAATGGAACAGCTTTTGTATCCGGTGGTGGAACAACTGTTGCAACTACACAACCTAATATGATTGCAGGTGATCTATGGATTGATAGTTCTAAGCAACAAATGTATTTCTTTGATGGAACAGCTCTTAAATTAGTTGGTCCAGATTATTCACTTGCACAAGGTACATCGGGTTGGGAAGTAATATCAGTTTTAGATACACAAAATCAAACAAGAACTGTTATTAAGTTTTCTATTCAAGGTTCACTTGTAGGTGCTTGGGCTAATGTAGATTTTACACCAGTACCAACACAACAAATAACAGAACTAGTTAATGCAAGTACTAATCCTAATGGTGCAATATACAAAGGCTTTAATGCTGTACAAGATTCTTTTATATATAGAGGCGTAGTTTCTAAAGCACAAAATTTAACTAATGCGGCAGGTACAGCAAGAACCGGTGATCAATATTTGTTTGCAGATGTTGATGATACAACAACAGGTTCAATAACTGTTCAAAATAATGCAGGAGTTATTGTTGGTTTAAACAATAACACTCAATTAAAATTTGATTTAAACGCATTTACTATAGAAAACGTATTAACTAATCAAGATTTTAATTTTAAAGTACGTAATCCTACATCAACATCTGCAATTAAAGTAGATGCCACAAATAGCTATGTAGGAATATTTCAAGCAACGCCAACTAAAACACTTGACGTAGGTGGTGACGTAAACATTTCAGGAAACCTAACAGTAAGCGGAACACAAACTAATATTTCTGTTACTAATTTACAAGTTAAAGATAAAAATATTGAATTAGCAATAGATGATGCAGGAGTTTTTGGAGATGACACTGCGGCGGACGAAGGTGGAATAATTCTTAAATCCACTGGAGGTGATAAACAATTTATTTGGTCAGATGGTACAGATAGTTGGACGTCAACAGAAAATATAGATTTAGCAGTAGGAAAAACATTTAAAGTTAATACAAATATTGTATTATCAGAAACTACATTAGGATCTCAAGTAGCAAATTCATCTTTAACAAATTTAGGAACGTTAACTGCACTTCAAGTTGATGAAATAATAATAGATGGTTTAACTATTGAAGCAGATAGTAGTAATGCATCAAACAAAATTCAACTTAAAAGTCCTCAACCTATTACAATTATGGATAGCCAAAGAATTACAGGACTTGGCACACCAGCAGATCCATCCGATGCAGTAACTAAAGCATATGTAGACGGAAGTGTATCTGTTGGAATAGAATTAGATATTTCTGGACAAGGTTCAGGAACTACTTTATGGAATTGGATATGTAAAGTATTAGAAGATTTATATCCTGCAAAAGGATATTCAGCATTGAGTAACCCTAATGCTTGGGCCACTTATGCTCAACCAAACGGTGAACCACCTTTAAACACAAATGTTACGGCGGCTAATGCCGTTCCAATTGGATCTAAATCTCATGGAGTATTAGCAAGAGTTCGTACAGTTGATTATGGATCAGGCGGAGCAGTATCGGGTATTAATGTAGAAGGTGTAAAATTAATAGACTATTCACCAGTTGATCAAACAGTTACAGCCGCACAAAGAACTATTAATGCAGTTGTAACAGGAGTAGATGATAATAGTTTGTTACAAACAACTAAACTTACTATGACAGTCTCTCACTATTATGAGGCAGGTCAGGCAGTTGTAGTTACAGGAACAACGTTTGGAGCGGGCCCTGTTGCAAACATTGATGGTAATTATACTGTAATAGCGGCAGAATTTATTGCAGAAGCACCTAATTACATTTCACTGACTATTGATTTAGATAGTAGTGCTACTACAGGATTAAACTTTGCAGGTGGTAATTATAATGCTAATAGTGGAACAATTGAAAGAACACCTGTTGTAGGTAACGCAAATAAACAAGTTGTAGAAGATATTACATTTTCAACTGCTTCAGGAAACATAGGATTTACACCAACAAGAGCTTTATTACAGTTTATAGTTAATGACCCTAATGGTAATGGTACAGGAGCATGGGAATACGATAGAACACTTACACACTCTACGTAAAAAAGGATAAATATTTAAAATGGCATATTTAGTTAACAAATACGACGGGACTTTACTTACAACTGTAGCAGATGGTACTATAGACCAGACTACAGACATCAAATTTATAGGTAAAAACTACGCTGGATACGGTGAAATTCAAAATGAGAACTTCTTACATATGTTGGAAAACTTCTCAGGAGCGACTTCACCATCAAAAGCGGTTAGTGGACAACTTTGGTTTGATAGTGCAAATAGCAAATTAAAGTTTTATGATGGTACAAAATTTAGAACAACAGGTGGAGCAGAAGTAGATGCCTCAGCTCCTACAGGTTTAACTACTGGAGATTTTTGGTGGGATACTGGAAATGATCAATTATATGCTTGGAACGGAGCAGGATTTGTTTTAGTAGGTCCACAAGGTGTAGGATCAGTTGTTACTCAGTTCAAAAGTAGAACTGTTAAAGATACATTAAACGCAAATCATTTAATTATAGAAGGTGTTGTTAATGACAAAACAATAATTGCTATAAGTCAAACAGAATTTACACTAGGTACTTCAGATCCAAATAATTTAATTACAGGTTTTGATAAAATTAGAAAAGGAATTACTCTTGTAGACACAAAAGACGCTACAAACGGTACTACATCAACAGATCATTATTTCTGGGGTAGTGCATCTAACTCTTTAAGATTAGGTGGAAAACTTGCCAGCGATTATCTAACTACCGGTAGTGGAACAACAACGTTTAGTGGAATTGCATCTTTTGTAGATGCTGGTTTTACAGTAGGTGATAGTAATGACCTTAGAGTATCAATTGTAAACGGTAATGAAGCTAATATATCAAACGAAGTAGGATCAAAAATAGATTTAAAAGTAAATGTTACTGGACAAGTTACTACAATTGCAGAAGTAACAACTACAGGTATTAATCCAGGAACTGGAAATAGAAATTTAGGTGATGCGGCAGATAAATGGTTTGAAGTTCATGCAACAAGTTTCAAAGGAAATGCAGATTCGGCATCAGGAATTTATTTTAATAATTCAACATATGCAGGAGCAACTACGGCAAGTGCATCTACAACAGCATTAAGAGATGTCAGTGGTAATATTACTGCAAATCTTTTTGATGGTACAGCGACAAAGGCTCAATATGCTGATTTGGCAGAAATTTATGAAACTGACGAAGAATATTCAGTAGGTACAGTTATGAGAGTAGGAGGAGATAAAGAAGTAACAGCAGATGATGGTTCAAGCCCAATGGGTGTTATTTCCGAAAATCCAGCATACTTAATGAATAGTGAAGGCACAGGACAAGCTGTTGCTTTTGTTGGTAAGGTACCTGTTAGAGTTTTAGGCGCTATCTCCAAAGGAGATAAAGTCTATTCTGGCGAAAATGGCGTAGGAATTGGTCATGGAACCCCTGGTAATGTAATAGGAATTGCTTTAGAAACCAATCAAGAGATATCAGAAAAACTAGTCCAGTGCGTTTTAAAAGTGTAAATAATTCAAAGGAATACAAATGGCACTAGTAACAGCTGAAAGATACAATAATTTAAGACAAAGCGTGTTTTCTGTTTTATCAACAGGAGCAGGCGATTCTGGTTACGGACAAACTTTAACAAGTTCTACGGTATCATCAGGAAATCTAGTCCAAGCAAGTCATATCAATAACATTTACGAAGATATTAGAAAATGTTACAAACACCAAAATGGTGGCAATCCAACAGCAGGGCAACTTCAAGAAGTTCTTACTACAGATTTAGTTACAGACGACGATCAAACAAATTATAAAGGTTGGGATCAATACGAAGCACTTGCAACAAACATATCAACAAATAGACTTACAGCTCACGTAAATCAAATAGCAGTAAACGCCTCGGCGGCTACTAAAACTAGAAGCTCGTCTTGGAATGGTACAATTGTCCACGTTTTTACTGTTACATTTACTGATGAAGATGCTAGAAGATACTTTTTTAATTCAGGAGGTACAATAAGAATATCAGGAAGTGTGAATACGGGTAGTGCAAAAGACAACGATTGGAATACTATGTTGTCAAGTTGTGGTACTATAGGTTTTGGTGCTAATGGCACAACTCAAACTTCAGGCAATCCGATAGGAACAGTAGCTACTGGCATGGGAAATTATCAATTAACAGCATCTTATCAAGATATATTTTCGGCAATAGATGCTGGAGGCGGATCATATTCAGCAAACGATTTTAAAATCGAAGCCAAACTAGATGGAACTAATAAAATTTGGTTCACAATGACCTATTCAGATGATGCAGGAGGTAATATCGACGAAAATGTTGCCGATGCTACAGCTACAATTGATTATGGTTTGGCACAAACTGATGTAATTGGTATTGCTCCAGGTTTTGCAATTGACGGAACTAGCACTCTTTAATACCAAAATCCTACTTGATTAAATTCATAAATCCTGTTATAATCGCAAAGAAAACGTATGGAAGAAATACAACAAAAAACCTTGCGACTTGCGGATAGATTAAAAGTCCACAATAACCAAACTAGAATACTGAAAGAAAAGTTTGTGGATTCTAATATTCATTTCCTTAAAGGTCATCAATTTACAGTTGATTTAACATTAATCAACTATTGTAAAGGATTAATAGATTTAAACAAAATTGACGTTATTATATTAGATGATTACAAAATTCCTGTTAAAATAGATAACGTTCAGGACTTTTTTGACGACATTTCCGACTTATATCAAAGGAATCTTAATTCTTATTGGGTAGAATACAATAAGTTAGAAAAGTCAAAAGGGGAAATATTAAAGGATGACTAAAGGTGTATTACTATTTGCTCATAACAATAGCCTAATAGATTATGTATCGCAGGCAATCTTTTGTTGTGAACAAATTAAAAAACATTTAAACATACCAGTAAGTCTGGTAACATCAAATAAAGTACCTCCTGATAGTATTTCCTTGTTTGACAAAATCATTCCTATTAAAAACACTAATACAAACCAAACAAAATCATTTCTAGACGGTTCTACAAACAAATATAATGCTTTATGGCATAACTTTTCAAGGCCTGATTGTTATGATTTAACACCTTACGATGAAACTATTGTTATGGACACAGATTATATTGTAGGTAATGATCATCTATTAAAATGTTTTCAATCAAATGCGGACTTTTTAATTAATAAAGATGCAGAATATATCAATTATCAACATAGAGAGGATTTATTAGATGTAGATGTAAGTGATCCTAGTATTCCTATGTATTGGGCTACTGTATTTTATTTTAAAAAGACTGATAAAATGAAAACGTTCTTTGAATTAATTAAACATATTAAAGATAATTGGTCATTTTATAGATTCACATATCAAATAATAGGACAGAATTACAGAAATGATCATTCCTTTAGTATTGCTATTCATATGTTTAATGATTTTCAAGAAACTAATTGGCCCATGAAGCTACCAAGTAAGTTGTATTACATAACTGATAGAGATGAAGTTATACATTTTGATGGAGATTGGGAATTAAAGTTGTCAGTTGATACAAAAGAATATTATCCGTGTAAAATTAATGGTATGAATTTACATATTATGAATAAGTTGGCGTTGGGACGTGCAATAATGTATGATCGCTGGATTAAGGAGGATCAACATGATAAAAAATAAAGGGTATCTTATTTTTGTGCAGTCGAATAAAAGCACAGACTACTTTAAACAAGCAGTTGCATTGTCTATGAGTATAAAATTACATAATAAAAATGCAAATGTGTGTTTGATGACTAATATTAATGTACCTGATGAGTTAAAAAAGTATTTTAATAGTATTATAGGTATACCTGGGGACGATTATGCGGAAGAAAGCATTTGGAAAGTAGAAAATAGGTGTAAAATTTATAATGCATCACCGTATGATGAAACAATAGTACTAGATGCTGATATGTTGGTCTTAGAAAACCTGGATCACCGGTGGAAATTTTTAGATAACTTTGATTTATACTTTACATCGCAAGTAAAAACTTATAAAAACAAAATTGCATCATCAGACTTTTATAGAAAAGCATTTACAAAGAATAATTTACCAAATTTATATTGTGGTATGCATTATTTTAAAAAAACAAAAAATAACTTTAATTTTTTTGCTTTAGTAGAACATATAATAAAAAATTATGACATATATTACAAAAGATATACACCTATGAATACACAAAGATGGTGTAGTATGGATTTATCGGTAGCAATAGCAAGTCAATTAATTAATAATGCTAATAATATAACTTCTAAAGTAAATTTTTTAACATTTACACATATGAAACCAAATATACAAAATTGGAAATACAAACCCAATGCTTGGATGTCTTATGTAAACTCTTATTTTGATGATGACTGTAATTTAAAAATAGGAAATTATAAACAAAACGGAATATTTCATTATGTAGATCCTGGATTTTTAACAAATGAACTATTTGATAAGTTGGAGAATAAATGCAAAGACCTGATTTAACATTTACGCCTGATATAAAAGAACAAAAATGGTATTTTAATTTTAATAAAGATACTGGACAAGTTCTTAATTGTAGTGTCATTAAAAAAGGAAATTCTGTAGAAGTTCCAGAGTCTTTAGGACATGATATTGCTAATGGAGTAAAAAATTTATCGCAATACGTTATAATTTTACAAGACGGAAAGTATATTGTTAAATCTAAAACTGATATGGATGGGATAGCGTATGAAGTTACGTCTTCTAAAAAGACAGAAAATAGAAATGTATACAAAATAGAGTCTAATGATATAAATGATAAAATTTCATTTAAACTAGATATGAAAAATAAACAGTGGAATATAGGTATTAATGATAATTTGGGGCAAGAGATACAAAATACTTTAGATATGTCGGAAGATATAGTTTTAGACTTTTATGTTACTAAAAAAGATGATGCTAATATATTAGATTATATATTACCAGTCAATTTAAACAATTTAATTAAACAAAAAACACTTACAATAGAACATAAAAGTAATAATGTCCCTTCTTTGTATTGTAGAAAACTTTATGATTATAGTTATGAGGTAGTTAATGGATAGAATTAAAATTCAAGATTCTGATTTAGTATTTTTAAGCTATGACGAACCTAATGCTGAAAGAAATTATGCGGATTTAAAGAAAAAATTTCCTTGGGCTAAAAGAGTTCATGGTGTACAAGGATTAGATGCGGCTCATAAAGCCTGTGCAGATGTATCTGATGCAGAAAGATTTGTTACAATAGACGGTGATACTATTGTAGATAAAGATTTTCTTGATGTAGAAATAGATTTAAAAGCATTAGGCGTCGACAATACGTATATGTTTAGCTGGTGTGGCAATATTAACTTAAATGGGTTAAAATATGGCAATGGTAGTTTAAAATTATGGACAAAAGACTTTGTTAAAAATATGAAAACTCATGAAAACCATGATGGTAAAGATAAAAATTCAGTAGAGTTTTGTCATTTTCCAAACTATTATCAGTTTAATGAAAATTATTCTACAAGTTATATTAATGCTAGTCCTTTACAAGCCTGGAGATCAGGTTTTAGAGAAGGAGTAAAAATGAGCATCGACAGAAATGCTAGAGCTCCAAGATTAAAAGAGTTGTGGTGGCAAAATTATCATAGATTGTTAGTGTGGATGTCTGTAGGTGCAGATGTAGAAAATGGATTATGGTCAATATACGGAGCAAGAATGGGCTGTCATAAAGTTGTTTGTACTGACTGGGATATAAATCAAGTAAGAGATTTTGAATATCTTTTATCTGAATGGCACCCAAACAAAATGGGAAGAGGAGATAATTTAAGAAAAAGTGGGCCTAAACATTCTAAGTTAAATGAAGTAGAATTAATGGCTGAAATAATAAAATTAGGACACGAAATTAGAAATAGAGAAGAAATAGATTTACCTGTATTACCTTTGTCTACAGAACAAAGTAAGTTTTTTAAATCTGTTTATATGAATAGTCCAAGAATTTTTAAAAAAAGGAAACTATAATGTATGATATTGTTTTTATAAGCTATAAAGAAGTTAATGCTGACAAGCACTTTAATGAATTATATAAAAGATTTCCTATAGTTCAACGGGTAGATGGTGTACAAGGAATTCATAAAGCACATAAAACAGCCGCAAGTAAATGTTTGACAAAAATGTTTTGGGTCGTTGATGGTGATGCTAAAGTATTAGATGATTTTAATTTTGATTTTATGCCTGAAAAAAGAAATGAAAATGTAGTACACGTCTGGAGAAGTAAAAATCCAATTAATAATTTAGAATATGGGTACGGTGGTGTAAAACTTTTACCTCGTAGATTAACATTAGAAATGAAAGAAGATACTACAGATATGACAACTAGTATTAGTAACAGATTTAGAGCAATGGAACAAGTTTCTAATATTAGCGTATTCAATACAAATGCGTTTAATACTTTTAAATCGGCATTTAGAGAGTGTGTAAAATTAAGTAGTAAAGTAATTGATAGAGGTGATGATAAAGAAACAGATAGTAGATTAAATGTATGGTGCACTGTAGGTAAAGATAAACTTTATGGTGAATATGCAATTAAAGGAGCGTTAGCAGGAAAAGAATACGGATCTGAAAGTAAAGATTTACCAAGTAAATTAAAATTAATTAATAATTTTACGTGGTTAGAAGAATATTACAAATATAAAATGAAGGATAGTGTTTGTGGATTATCAAAATAATATACCATTTAATGATATAGTCAAATTCGGACAAAGAACTATGTTGGAACAAAACGTGTTCTCCGTTAGTTGGATACTTGGAAGATTTTGTAATTATGATTGTAGCTATTGTTGGCCTTATGCTAAAAGTAAAGTTTTAGATCATAGACCTTTAGAACAATATCAAAATACTATGAAAGAAATTAAAAGACAAGCAGAAGAAAATGGATTTAGTAAATTTCATTTTAGTTTTAGTGGGGGAGAACCAACAACATATAAAGGTTTAATAGAATTATTAGAATATTATGCAGATCCTACTAGCGAATATCTTAGTGTTCATATGACTAGTAATTGTAGTCCAGGTCTTAAATGGTGGAGTCGTTGGTTAGATGCAACTTATCCATTGGATCGTAGAGGTATTACAGCAAGTTACCATGCAGAATTTTCTAATGAAGAAGAATTTGGAAATAAACTTAAATTTTTACAAGAACAAGGTGTATTAATAACAATTAATCAAGTTATGGTGCCTGATAGATGGGATGAGTATTTTGATAGATGTAAAAGATTTAGAGATAAAGGATTACACGTTACTCTTAAACCCCAAAGTGACACTACAGCAAGTTTTATTGTACAAGGATATACAAAAGAACAAGTTAATATATTACAAAATGAAATGAACCATGAAGCAAAACAATTAATATTGTTTGATAATTTAGGAAAACAATATGAAATAGACCAAGCAGAAAGACTTAATGCATTTGGATTTAATAAATTTAAAGGTTGGAGTTGTAGTGCTGGATATCAAAGTTGTATTATAAGAGAACCGGGAGGAGAAATTAAAAGAGGCTACAGTTGTCATGACGAGCCATTAGGAACAATAGAAGGTGGTTTTAAATTATTTGATAAGCCTAAAGTTTGTATTACACCAACGTGTGTAAGTTCGGCTGATTCTAAAATACCAAAGGAAAAAAATGAAACTAGACAATTATAAGTGTATAGTGACAAAGGGTAAAAAGGAAGTGGTGTGGCATTATAGTCTACCATATAAAATGATATTAGAAGAAGTTGATGAACACTACAAAGAAGGTGCTGATGCAGTAGAATTAGAAATGATTACGCAACAAGAGTTTGATGATCTTTTACCAAAGGAAGAAGATGTATAATTATACAGAAATAAAAGATGTGCATTTAGAAATTACTAGCAAATGTCAAGCTAGATGTCCTATGTGTCCTAGAAGAATAGGTGGAGGTCCTTTAAATCCATTGATACATCTTGTAGAAATTAATTTAGATACATTTAAAAAATGGTTTCCTACAGAATTTTTAATTCAATTAGATAGTTTATTCATGTGTGGTAATTTAGGAGATCCTATAATTGCTCAAGATACTTTAGAAATTTATCAGTATATTAGAACTGTTAATCCAAAAATTAGATTAGCTATGCATACAAACGGTAGTGCTAGAGATACAGATTGGTGGGAGGCGTTAGCTAAAGAAAAAGTAAAAATAACTTTTGGTATAGACGGTTTGGTAGATACTCATCATCTTTATCGTGTTTCTACTAATTGGGAAAAAATAATTACAAATGCTAAAGCATTTATTAAAGCAGGTGGTTTTGCAAAATGGCATATGTTAGTTTTTAAACATAATGAACACCAAGTAGAAGAATGCCAAACAATGAGTAGGGAATTAGGTTTTAAATCTTTTAGTTATAAACACACATCAAGATTTAAAAGTGATAAATTTCATGTTATAGATGAAATGGGAAGAACAACACACATATTAGAACCAAGTAAAAAGAGTTTTGAAATGATAGATAAAATAAAAGAAGCAAAAATAACTCCTTGTGCAATAGATTGTAAAGCTAAAAAATATAGTCAAATATATATTTCTGCAGATGGTACTGTTAGTCCTTGTTGTTGGTTAGACTTGCGATGGACAATACCTACATCAGATGCAAGAGTAGATTATATGGATCAAATAGGAGAATTTGCTAATTTACATAATAAATCTTTAAAGGAAATTTTTGATTCACAATTTTTTAGAAAAATAGAAGCCACATGGACAAACAAACCTTTAATAGAATGTTCAAAACAATGTGGAAAATTTGATAGATTAGGAGAACAATTTGAAACTCAATATTAAAGATGTAATGTACTGGATGGATGCTATTAGGGGATCCGATGACAAGTATAAAACATTAGAAAGTTTTTGGAAAGGACAAATATCTAGTAAAGTTTGGTTAACTGAACAACTTAATGAAATAGTTAGACCTGCTAATGCAAATGTTCTTATATGCGGAGGATGGTATGGTGTAATGGCTACATTATTATTTAATAGCAATATTAAAGTTAATAATATTAGAAGTATAGATATTGATCCAGGGTGTAAACCAATCGCACTTAATATGAATAAACATTATGAAATTAATGGAAAATTTAAAGCAGATACTTGTGATATGTTAGACTTTAAAAATTATAAAGATTATGATATTATTATTAATACAGTGTGCGAGCATATGTCTTGGGATCAATATTATAAATGGTTAGAGAATATACCTGAAGATAAATTAATAATTTTACAAAGTAACAATTTTATAGAACATAAAGAACATATTAGTTGTGTGCTTTCTGAAGAAGCTTTTAAAAAGAAATGTGAATTAACAAATATTTTGTATTCAGGTACATTAGAGTTACCTAAGTATGAAAGATATATGGTGATAGGAAAAAAGAAAAGAATTTACAGATTTAATTGCAAGGAGTTGGGACAAGTATGGCGTACAAATTTGAAGCATTAACAAAAGAGAAATCTAAAATTGTGTTTATTTGTTTAGACACTATGTATAAGATCCAAAGAACTTGGACTAAAGAGTTAATTAAAAATATTGCAGATTATCAAGTGCAAAATATTACTAGTAGTGGTTATGATTTATTAACTGCGGTAACAGAAGAAAATGGTTTAAAACAATGTGAAAAAGATTATACTCACGCAGTAGTTTATACAGTAGATACAGAATTTGAGGGAGATAAATTTTTCACATATTTAGAAGAATTAGTTAAAACAGATTTCTTTATAGCAGGACATATATTAGATAGAAAAGAAGGATACTATGAACTTCATGAACAATGTTATGTTATCAATTTAAAAAAATGGGTTGAATATGATTATCCAGATATGGGTGCAGAAGTAGAAAACGAAAAACACTTAAAAGCTGTGCCTATTAGAAGTGAAGAAAATTATCATGATAATCATACACCACTTTGGATTAAACCTGGTAATGAAATGATAGAGTATAAGGATAAATGGCATGGTTGGAATATACTTAATATTGCTTTAGATAATGATGAGGATATAGTAATATTTGATCAGAAAATAAGAGATAGTAAAAAATGTTATTATGCTGAATATGATTCAGACTTTCAAGAAAATAGTCAAAGCATATATCAAAAATATAATTTTGCCGCGAACAGACTTTATTATCCTACTAATACAAAAAAATTACAAGATGTTAATATAAAAGGACCTATTTCACAATTAATTGTTCCTGCCAGTGGATTTAATTGGTTGTTATATTTAGACAAGTACGGACATGATGAAAATACAGAAGTTATATTTTATGATTATAATCCTAATGCATTATGGTATATGAAAGAAACAATTAATAAATTTAATGGGCATGATTATCATAAATTCTTAAAAGGTCTTATAAAAGATAAAGCACCTGATTGGTTTCAAAGTAAACAAGAAATTATTACTAATTTTAGCAAAGTTGCTAAATTGTGGCATTTAAAAGATGATATAAAAATGCAATTTGTTCAATGCGATTTATTAAATGAATTTAATATAGATATTAATAATGATGAAAATACAATTTTTAATATTAGTAATATTTTTGCTTATGAACCTACAGTAGCTTTTATTACTGTTAAACAAAGATTAGAAAAAGAAAACAAATTATTGCGTATATTAAAAGAGAAAAGTCCTAAAATACAATTAGTAGTTTCAGTTCATGCTTGGAGTGGCTTGTCAGAATACAAACGACACACAGGCCCAGCAGAAAAATTTGACGAAATGGATCTTGAAGATTTAAAAGCTCCGCTATGGAGATTTGGGGAAGATTGGAAAAATTTAAATGAAAAATAAAAGTTGTACGTTTTGTATGCATCCATTTACTGGTCTTGCTACTAGAGAAGATGGCGCAATTAAGATATGTTGTAGAAGTCTTCCTATTGGTAATATTAAAAATGAAAGTTTAGAATTTGCTTGGAATAGTGAAAAAATGCGAGAAGTAAGACGGCAAGTATTAAATGGAGAACGTCCTGATGTTTGTGCACCTTGTTTTGATTTAGAAGATCAAGGAGTACAAAGTTTAAGACAAAGACATATTGCAGATAATATACCGGAATCAAGAGTTAACCTTTATCCTAATGCACTTGATAGTCTTTCTAAAGATATGACAATGCCATTTGAACTTCCTACGATGGAAATTAAAATTAATAATTTATGTAATTTAAAATGTCGTATGTGTAATCCATTAGATAGTACACAATGGAAAGATTGGAATAGCATTGTAGAACATTATAAAAAAGAAGACAACTATCTTGTTAAAGCAGTAGAAGATTTAGGACTTACAAAAGCACCATATGTTGGATTGTTTGACGATAAAAAAGAATGGTGGGATAGCTTAAGAAAACTATTACCTCATTTTAAAAGAGTAGAATTTGCAGGAGGCGAGCCTTTGATGGACCCTCAACATTATAAAATTTTAGATCTTCTCAGTGAGAATGGGAAAAATATAGAAATAAAATATGCAACAAATGGTACAGTGTTAGGAATAAAAGGAAGATGGATTAAAGACTATTGGCCCAAATTTAAAAGTGTAGCTGTTAATGTTAGTATTGATGGGATAGATGAAGTATATGAATATGTTAGATCCAATGGAAAGTTTCAAGATGTTGTAGATAATGTTAGAATAATGAAAAATATACCTACAGTAAGTAGAATTGTAGGAGCATTTACAGTACAATCTAATAATATAATGCAAATAGACAAGGTAATAGACTATTTTTTAAACAAATTAGAAATTGTATTTTATAGTCATAGGGTACAATATCCTAGAGCCTTGAGTGCCCAAGTATTACCAAAGGAATTAAAAGATAAAGTTATAGCAAAATTAGAATTAATGAAGGACAAAGTTAAAGAATATAGGTTAGTTAAGGAACATCCAATATTAGAAAAAATTACATTACAACAAATTCAGGATAATATTAATTTTCTTAAAGCAAGAGATCTAAACAAGTATTGGAAAGATTGTGTAGATTTTAATCATAAGTTAGATAAAACAAGAAATCAAGGTCCTTTTGAAAAAATTATTCCGGAGTTTGCTCCATATGTATAGAGTAGAACATTTATATGAAGATGTACGACAAAGTACTAAAATAGAATGGAACATAGGTAAAAGATGTAACTATGATTGCAGTTATTGTCCTGCAGAAATTCATGATAATTTTAGTGAACATACTGATATTGAAATACTTAAAAATACTGTAGATATTATTTCTAAAATGAATAAACCTAGAATAAGTTTTACAGGAGGTGAACCTTGTGTGCATCCAAAATTTACAGAACTTTTAGAATATGCAAAACCAAAAGTTACATGGATAAATGTAACCACTAACGGTACCAGAACAGCCGAGTATTACCAAAATCTTTTGGACAATTATCTTAACCATATTGTGTTTAGTTTACACTTCGAATATGACTGGAATAAAGTTGTAGAAACAATAATAAGGGCAGTTAACAGCTCAGTTAATAAGAATGCTCTTGTACACGTAATGATGCTTCCAGGCTCGTTAAATGACGTGCAAGACGCTTGTAGACGCCTTTTAAATGGTAATATAAAGTATAGTTTGCGTCCAATTCGGTGGACCAAAAAGCATGATGATTTTGAAGATATGAATCGGTATAGCGAAGAAGAAATAAAGTTTTTGAAAATCCAAAATCATAATCCACCACATAATACTTTGGTAGACAAATCCAAAACTTGTAATGTAAATGATATGTTAATTTTGAAAACTAATAAATTTAAAGGATGGCTTTGTAATGCAGGTTTAGAAAGTTTAATGATTAATTGGGATGGTGATGTACATAGAGCAACTTGTAGAGTAGGAGGAAGTATAGGTAACATTTATAATGGTACGTTTGAAATTCCAAAAGATCCTATTGTGTGTACAAGAGAATGGTGTACGTGTGCCGCGGATATAAATTTAACAAAAATAAAAAATGAAAATACACAAAATAACTTATAAATTTCCTGAATTAAACAATGTTTTACAAATTGAATGGACTTTAGGTAATACTTGCAATTATAATTGTTCATATTGTTTACCTATATTACATGATAATTCTTTTCCTTGGATTAATTTAGAAAAAAGTAAAAAATTTATAGACAAATTACATAATCATTATACTGATATGGGTATTACACATTTTATTTGGAAGTTTGGTGGAGGTGAACCTACTCTTTATAAAGATTTTGCAAAACTATGTGAATATATTAATCAAAAAGAAAATAATTTAATAATACCTATGACAAATGGTAGTAGAAAAATGGATTGGTGGAAAGATAATTATAAAAATTTTTTTGCAGTGCATTTTAGTATTCATCCAGAATTTACAAAACCAGAACATATTAGAGATGTATGTGACTTTTTAATAGAAAATAAAGTAGATAATATTTGTCATATAATGATGAAACCCGATGAATGGTCTAAATGTATGGATATAATAGATGTATTAAAAAATAGCAACAGAACTGAATGGGGGATTCAAGCTAAACCATTACATCAAGTTTGGGACACCGATACTGTAAGTGAAAGAGACTTATATCCTTATACAGAAGAACAAAAACAGATATTTAAAGGTACAATTAGAGCTCAAGAAAGAGTTAATGAAAAAATAGATACTAGATTTAATAGAGATATGTATATGGTAGAAGATGATCAAACATATGACTTTGATCCATATTGGACAGTAGCAAATGATATTGTTGATTGGCGTGGTTATACTTGTAATGCTGGTATAAACAGAATTTATATTAATTATGACAAAAGAATGTATTTAGGAGCAGGTTGCAGAGTTTTATCTGAAGGTTTTACAGGTAAAAAATATGATGAAGATTTTAATTTTCCAACAACTAGTGTTATTTGTAATCAAGAAAGGTGTGTATGTATAGCGGACATTCAGGTGCCAAAAACAAAATAGGTTTCTTCGGAGACAGTTTTATTGCTCACCCTCTTAAAGATAATTGGATGGGTCGAATGGCAGATTCATTAGATGCAGAAATTGTAAATACAGGAATTAGTGGTTCAAGTTATTGGACTGCCGTTATGCATTTTACAAAAAACTTTCATAAATTTAAAGATTTAGATTATTGTGTATTTGCTTGGACTGATCCTTTTAGAATATATCATTCAAAAGGAGATTTTAGTCCACCTAGTGCTTATCAAGGTTCTAGTAAAAGACATAAAGCCGCTCAAATGTTTTTTGAAGAATTAGTAGAATGGAATAAAGAAAGATTAAATTTTCAGGCTGTTGCTTATTGGTTAGACAATGAATACTTGTCTAAAATGAAAGGTAAAATTTTACACTTATGGAGTTTTGGAGATACTAGAGTAGAACCTTGGAGTGACGCAGAACTAGATCAAATTAAGTATTTGCATACTTGGAAACACGGAATAGAAATAAGAAAACCTTTGTATTATATTAGTTGTAGAACAGATCCAAAAAGAGCTTGGTGCGAAGAAAATTTAAGATTTTTACAAAGTATATTTGCTTTTAGAGTTAATCATATGGGACCAGATGGTGACAATGAAGTTTTTAATCTTATAAAAGATGTGATAACTCGGGAAAAGTGGATTTAGCAGATAATTTTCTTATACCATCTAGTTTAGTAACGTATTCTTTAAATCCTGGAAGTAGATGACTATTATCTTTTTCATCCATATGATCCATTACAGCCTCCCAACGTTTCCAGCCATAAGGATTGTGTTTCCAATATTCATCATCTTGTCTGTAGTTTTTCCATAACCATTCTTTAAATTCTGTATAACGTTCACGAACTTCTTGTTTATCCTCTTTAGGTAATATTTGAATACTTAAAAATGTAGGTATGTAAAGCAAGTGCATATTAACTAATCCACCTCCCATTTGTGTACCGCCGGGTACAGTTCCTAAATTAAGTTTTTTAAATTTAGATTCTACTTTCCATTTCATAAAGTCTGGCAAGTGTTTTACATTAAAAATTTGTATAGCAGTTGCTAAACTTGTTTGTATATTGTCGGGAGTGTTGTCTAACATACGAAGATTCTTTTCTACGGTATCCCAGTTAGTTGGAAAACGTATATATTCATCTCGTTCATGACAAGCGTCCATGCTAATTGCAAATTTAACTTTCTTAAACTTGCTCCATAACTCAATTAAATCTTCGTCTACTAATATACCATTTGAATTATATCTTAATAAGATTTTATCTTGATATCCTTGTCGTACAATTTCTTCAATAAATGTTTTATGTTCTCTAATCATTAAAGGTTCACCACCAGCAAAATAAACTTGTTTTAAATTAGGAATTTGTTTATTCATTTCTGCCCAAAATGTATCTTTTTCGTGCCACTTGTTATTAAATTCTTGTTTACCCCAAGACATTTGTTTTCTAACTGTAGGTATTGTTAGTTGAGGCATAAGTCGTTGCCAATCTGCAACCCATTTAGAACTGTCATGAGGAGAACACATAACACACTTAATATTACAAGTATGGCCTAATCTTAAATCTAAATATCTTAATGTTTCAGGTACAGTTCCATCTTCTTGTGTTTGTTTTATTAATTCAGGAATATCTACACCATCTTTGTGCCACGTACCCGTTTCCCAAATACGTTTACTAACTACTCCTACTTTTTCTTCATTGAAACATTTAGTACAACTAGCAGGTATTTTTCCAGCTAACATAGTTTTACGAACTGACTTCATATATTCATTGTTCCAAGCACTCATTGGTGTATCTTTTCCAAAGTTTGCTGGTGTGCCATCTTCTTTTTTAACAAGACCTACTTTGTGATCTTTTCCTGCTCCACTGGCGTTTGCACTACAACATAAACGCATATCTCCATTAGGGCGTGTAGCAAAGTGAATCCAAGGCAATACACAAAAAGTACAAGAACCACTAACTGATTCTATTTCTCTTTGCCATTTACCTAATTTAGAATCTTTAGGATTTAACCAATATTCATTACTTTCAGTCACTGTTATCTATTCCCCATTGTCTTTCTTTACACCAAAAACATTTACCACATACTGGAATGTCTTTACCTGGAACATATGTTTTATAATCTAGGTTTCCAAATATTTCAGGATAAGTTTCCTTATCACCTTCGCAACTTCTTGTAAGATTAAACAGATTCATGATGCCTAATCTCTTATATTGAGATACTATCCAATCTTTTTGTACGAAGGTGAAAGGATGACAAGCCACGCCATTCATGTGTGGCTTTATCAATCGATGTAGATTTTCAACAGTATCATTTGATAATGTACTGTCTCTGTCCGTTAATCGGCCATCGAATTTTATTTCAGGATTTTTAGTAAGTCCACAAAACCATGCATCTAGATTATAATTATGACCTATATATTCTGCGTGTGATCTTAACTCTATTTGATTACCGCTTTTTAATTTGCCATATTCATCAATAATGTTTGGACCTTTAGAACCCCATTCTAAATCAGGTGCAATAAAATTTGTATGTTCTATAAACTTTATATCTTTAAATGTTTCTTTAAACCAAGCAAATACTTGTTTAAAAATATGTTGTTGCCAAGGACGTGTTTTCCATAATCTAACATTATAAATTATGTGTATTTTGGTATAATAATTTTTACGTTTAATTAAATCGCATATAATATATGCCATTAAGGCACTATCACAGCCACCACTAAGACTTATTCCTATATTTTTCCAGTTTGGTGACAATGGAAAATATACATCAGATATATCGTGGATTATATTTTGGTATTCACTATTCTCGTAGAGACTTTTTACTTTGTTATTCATAGGCATCAAATAATACTTATCGTAATTAATCCTCAGGTTAATTCTTTATGGTAAATATTGGTATGCTTACAAAGATGCTTACAAAGACTGGTATAACACATTCCTCTAAAGAAATATATAATTTGGTAAAACATTTTGGTCCTGGTAAAAACATTTTGAATAAACAAACAGGAGATTTCTTTTATGATGAGTGGGAGGTACTTCCAGAATACAAAGACACTAGTTTAGAAGGGTTACTATCTAAAATAGGAAAAGTAGGACAAGCAAGAGTAAATGTATTGAAACCAGGTGAGTGTTTTTTTGCTCATGCTGATATAGATGATCGCTTTCATTTAGCATTAGATTCAGAATATAGTTTTTTAACAGATATAATTGGGGCAAAACTTTATTGTGTTGGAGACGATAATGTATATGAAATGGACGCAGGTAGATTACATTCTGCAAGTAATTATGGATATAAAAATAGATATCAATTAGTTATTAGAAAACTTTTAAATAGAATAGATTTACAAGAACCTGTAGTAGTAACTTGTATGGCTCTTCAACCTACACCATATAATTTAAGATATCTTTTTGATTGTAGTTTTTCTTGTTTATTAAACAAATTTAATAAGCTAGGAGTAATGACTAATTTTCAAAAAATTAGTGATACGTCTATTAAGTTTGACGTTGAATATGAATTTGTACAAGAAGTATTAAAATTAAAAGAAACTTGTGGCTTTGGAGTGCTTATAAATTATGATTAAAATGAAAGACAAAGAGTGGGATCGTTTTTATAAACCAATAAATGCAGTTGCTAATGTTCTTTATGAACCTCTTATAAGCAAAGATAAGAAAGTATTTTGTATGAATTGGAATCCTAGTACTTACTTTGAAAATAAATTTTTAAATAATGATTTAAGAGAATACTGGTTTTTACGTGAAATTAAATTTTTATTAAAATTAAGAGGCAAATCTTATATACCTGAAGTAATTGATATTGCATATGATGATAGACAAATATTTTTTAGATGGTATGATAATAAACTATTATCTACAGGAAATTGGCGAGAGCAAATTACAGAAATTAAAACTGATTTAGAAAATGAAGGTATTTTTAAAATAAATCTTTATCCTCATACTTGCTATGTTAATGATGATGGACAAATTCATATAATGGATGTGTATGGTTGTACAGATATAGATTCAAAATGGATTAATACAGAATATTTAAAACCTCTTATGATGGATAATCCACATAAAAGATTTACAGAATCAATAACTGGTAATGATTGTGATACACATAAGTTGTATGCAATTACTATTCAATCAAATTACGCTAAATGGCCAAGAGATTTTTTAAATGCTTAAATTTGTTGGAAATTGTAAAGATGTAATAGATGCAAGAAGGATATAATGTTTATAGATTCAACAAAATATAGTTCCTGGGAAGAATTAAAAAACTTTCAAAAAAAAGTAATATTAGAATACCATAATGCTTTTACAACCGGTTCTAATTCTACAATTGGTTCTTGGGATAAGATAACTAGGGCTCCTATAAAAGAAGGAATTGGGAACACTGAAGCATTAAAAGAAGGATCAACAAGAAACCCTGCTCCTTATATAATACAAGAATATTTAGAAAAAGTAGGTGATGATGATACGCATAGTAAAGATTTATATTTTAACGGTGAATTTCAAAAAGGATATAATGAAAGTGATATTTTTAAAGAATGTATAGACTATGCAGTAAAAAATCTTAAAGGATTATATAAAATTTCAATTGACGGGCTACCACCTGATGGAATAGCTTTACCACGTACTATACAGCATCAGTCAAATCATTTTCAAAAAGGTCCTTGTTATTCTATGTTATTGAGTATTGATATTCCATCTGAAGACATTATTAAATGTGGAATTAAAGTAGGAATGTCTCGAAAAGAATTTAATCATGGACACATTTTAACAATTGATCCGACAATGACTTATGAAACATGGTATCAAGGATTAGGTCATACTTATATAGAAGGTGCCAATCCTAGTTCTTATAGAATTTTAGTAATCGTAGAAGTTTTAAAGAAGGAATTTAATTTAAATTAAGTTTCTTTTTGAATTCACCAGTAACTTCAACTTGCATGATAGTCTCCTTTAGAGCGTTGCGTTGTTTGCTTCTGATTTACTATATTAATACGTGTACTAGTATTTAGTTAAGCAGATGATCCTGGATCTGGATAAGGCGCAATTCTAAGAGTCATTAAGTATTCAGGTTGTTCTATACACCACATAACTACTTTTGCTATATAGTCTGGATCCATTTTGTGTCCAGAACCAAAAGAAGCTACCCTAGGCGTATCTACAAACCCAGGTTTGATGTTTATTATTCTACAATTACCTTTGCTATTTTGTAATTGTTCACATGCATGATCTAACGCACATTTTTCGGTACTATAAGGCCAAATTGTGTTTTTAGTAACATCAGGACTTAAAGAACTAATTGATACTATTTGTTTTTTTTCTTCTTTCCATTTTTGCCATAAATGATACAATACCCAAACTTGTGCGTATTTGTCATGTGCATTATTAATAAAGACATCACAGTCTAATGCTTTTTCTATAATAGTATGAGGATCATTAATATCGTAACCATTACTTCGAGAAAATCCTATCCATTCGTGATTATTGTTATCGCAATAATTAGCTAAAGATAAGCCTATACCACTAGTGTGTCCTGTTATTCCAAATTTCATTTATATCTAAATGTTCGTCGAGAGTGATATATTGTTGACCACCAATTCCTTTAATCATGCCAATATTTAGTGTTAAATATTGATGCCGGAAAAATTCATGGATTATAAAATAATACCTTACGAAGAAAATTTAGATTTAGCTAACTTTTACCAAAATGCTAAACAAAAAGGATTCGCAAATAATAGTTCAAAAAAAATATTAATAGACTCTATTAGTAAAGAACGTGAATGGCAAGTTTGGTTTTTACAATATAAAAATAAAATTGTAGGGTCTACTGCCGCACATTCTTTTGATGAAATGGGAGAAAACAGTTATAGAATACTAGCAAGAACTTGCGTGTTCACAGATGAATTGCCTATTAATAATGTAAGGACTAAAAAGCAAATTGTAGAACATCAAAGTATTACACCTCAATTTTTTATGCCTGCTTGTATTGAATGGGTAGGACTTCAAGGTAAACCTTATGGGGGATATTCATTAGATAATAAAAAACTTTATATAACAACAAATGAAAATGAAGAAGGGTCACAAAAATTAGTGCATAAAATATGGGCACCTATGTTAGCAAAATCTGGTTGCTTAGAATACATTAAAGATTTTAATTATAGAAATACTCCTCAGAGTGTTTGGCGTTTAAATCCTAGGATATTTTTATCTCAATTATATAAACAAAGATTATGGAGATATAATGATTAACAACGATTACGAATATTATTATAATCAAGTTCCGGGTAAAGGACAATGTAGAAATAATTTAGTTTACACTAGTTTAATAAACAGACATAAAACTGAATTTGTACAGTGGTTTTTTAATGATACATTTTATCATAATGGACATAACCAAGTAATGGATACAGAATTAATGAATGAAAAATGGTTAAGAGAAACGAATATGTTATTAAAAATGCATAGTAAGTATCCTCAACATATACCATCAATACTTGATATAGATTATGCAAATAAAAAAATTCATTTAGGTATAGAAGGTGTAGATTTTTGGGAACAAAGTCATAATAAAACATATGAAGATGTATTGCCTAATTGGAAAGAACAAATGTTAGAAATAATTCAAGCACATAAAGATATTGGTATGTACAAGTATAGTCTTCATCCTAGCAGTTATTTTGTAGTAGAAGGTAAACTTAAATCTATTAATTATTTTTTTAGTTATATGGTTCACGAACCTAAAATTACTGTTAAAGATCATTTAAGTCATATATCAAATGACAGAAAAGTAATAGTATATGAACAAATGAAAGCCATGAATATAAACGTTAATACTCCAGTATCCTTTGATAAAGCTCAACTATTATGCTTTGAAAGTTTTCGTAATAACTATCCTGATGACTTTATTAATCAAGCAATAAGTATCTATAAATAATTATATGAACGATACAAAGACATTAAGTTTATGTCATATTTGCTATAAACATATACCAGCTGAACGTATTACTAAAAATAATGCAGTTTATCTTATTAAAACGTGCCCTGAACACGGTCGTATGGAGTATAAGGTAGAGCATGATGTTGAATTTTACAATAATTTAGAATATGATAGAGAAGGTTATAGTATACCGCAAGGTATCCTGATTGAAGTAACCGATCGTTGTAATTTAAATTGTCCTCATTGTTATCATGAACCAGATAATAAAGTAGTAGACAGGTCTATTAATTCAATTTTAAAACAAATAGAAGAAAATGTACATCCTAGAACAGGTGCTGTAATACTTGCAGGTGCAGAACCTACAGTACGTAAAGATTTACCAGAATTAGTTGAAGCTATTTGTAAACAAATAAAAGATTTAAACAGAGATCACCAGGATGTTTGTATTTTAACTAATGGTGTTAAACTTTCTGATAGAGCTTGGGTTAAAAGAATTGCAAAAGCAGGTGCTCGAATGGTTATGATAGGATTAAATCATCCTAGTTACCAAGGCAAAACAGTACATAGAAAACAATTAGAAGGTATTGATAATTGTATTGCAGAAGGTATATTTGTTTATTACATAGGATATACATTAGGAAGTTTGGATCAAATGGAAGATGTATTAGAAGAAATTCAAAGTTTAGGATACAAAAGTTGGCAATATAGAATTAGAGCAGGTTCGGATATAGGTAGAAGTCCTGATGAACCAAGATTCTTTTTAAGTGACCACGTAAAACTTATTAAAAGTATTTGTGATAAAAAAGGTTGGAGTTGGGAAAAGAAACCTGCTGATGATAATTTATATCATTACATGGTTAATATTAATGGTATTAGTCATAGAATTATTCAATGGAGTGATCCTAAAACTATAGATATGGAACAATTAATGTGTGGTCCTTGGTGTAATTTTGTTCCATTAAAACCTGTAACTAACTTTTTACATCAAATAATGTTGCGTGATGCTAACGTTAATAATGGAAAACCGTTATTTGATACTGTACCTGAACGTTATATGTTTAAACCAGACACTGTGGATTATAAAGTAACTGAATGGACGTATAAAAGTTGGGATGATTATAAAATTAAACAATCTAACCTAGTTAATCTGTAACATTATAAGTTATTGATATTACCGTAGGACTTTTAATCCAAAAATCAATTGTTTTTAAAATTGTTTCACTATCTTTATAAGAACTACTACTAATTTTTAATAATAGCAAATCTGCATTATCAGGCATTTTCCTTGATGCTAGTATTAAAAATTCTTTTTCTAATAATTTTTTTTGAAAAGCATATTCTGGATCTGGGGTATTATTATCGTCATTATCAGTAATAACTGATCCACATACTATCATTTTTTTAACTTTAGTATGTAAGTCTTTTAAAAGATTTAGTTGTAAATGAGGATTAGGATTAGCATTGTTTATAAACAAATCACAACCTTCTGATTCTTTTACAATTTTTTCGTAATCATAACCCGAATCAAATCCCTTAACATTGTGATTTTTTGATTTATAATAGACGTATAATTTCTTACCAAGCCCTTTTGAGTGGCCCGTTATTCGGATTTTCATTTTAGATTATTAATTTAAATCGACCCAACTTGCGCCAGTGTACCCTTGGAATTTTGTACCTGTTGTATTAAACACTACCATACCAGCCGCCGGTGTTGCTATTGCGGCATCTCTTGCGGCGTTGTCGGCATATACTTTAAGTTGAACTGGACCATCTACATCTAATGTACCAGCAGGACCAGTTGGATTTCCTTTGTTAATTCCTAATCTACCTAAGTAATCAAATGCTAATATTTTTTCTGTAGAACCATTGTCTGGTGTAGTCACCATTAAAATTTTACCTGGAACTTGTCCAGCACCTACAGTAGCATTTGCATCATTTTCTACTGCATATGATATAAAAGCAGATCGTCTATAAGCAGTACCATCGTGACCATTTGCAAGATTAGTGAATAATATATCTCCTTTTTGTACTACTTGTGGAGATAATAAAGAATTTCTTGAAGAGAGATATTCAATACAATTTGAAGTTGTAGCAGTAACTCCAGCTGTAAAAATTTTATAAGCTGATAAAGTTGTAGTAGGACTGTATTGTTCTATTCCAATACCTGTTGCAGAATCAGTTCTGCTTACTTTTAATACTGTTTGGGCATTAATTAACTCAAGTGAATTTTCATTCAATACAATGTCACCGTTAGTAATAACATTTGCATTACCATCTATTCTTAAAGTACTATCGTTAGCAAATACAGAACCATGTATATCACCGGTTACTGCACCTGTAACGTTACCAATAACTGGACCAGTATGTGTACCACCAGCACTATTACCAGTTAAATCACCTGTAACGTTTCCTGAAAGATTTCCGTTAAATGTTGTTGCAGATATTGAAGAAAAACCAGCACCAACTCCGCCTGTTATTGAAGCTGTACCGTCATTAAATTTTACGCCGAAAATTTCTTTCCATAATTTAGCGGCTGTACCTATGTCTCTAGTGTTAGTTGTATCTGGAATGAAGTCTGCCGCAACGTTATTGTATTGTGATGCGACAGTAGTATCTACTGCATTACCACCTACTGTTGAAGCATCTCCTACATATAACTTTTTAGTATCTGTAGTATAGATTATTTCACCTTCAGCGGGTGTAATACCGCTTCTTTGAGTGTCTGTTCCTCTTCGTACTTGAAAAGCCATTTTAAATGCTACTCCTTAATATACCTATGTTTGTAACAGTATTTATGATATTTATCATAGGTACGGTATTACAGGACTTTGCTATTTGTTCTTTTTTATGAACTTATGGGTGCGTTTTTGGATGTCTTTTTTAATCTTTTGCGTATCTAGACTAAAATCCACATTTTTTATGGCCCCTGCATAGGTTCTAAATATGTCCTGTAAGGTGTTTTCTAAGTCAGCATGGGTGAAATTTTTTCTACTAGGTTTAAGCCTAATATCCCAATTTTTACCGTCTTTAAACATTACCTTTATACCTATTAGATATTGTATAGGTATAGTTTGTACATCTAAATCGGAAAAAACTTCAGGCCAATGGGCCACAACTTCCTTGGGTAGTTTCTTTTTGTTAAACTTGACCATAACAGACATAGTTCTATTCTGCTTTTTCGGTCTTGCTTTTCTTAGTAGGCGATAAAGTTTCAGCTTCTTTTCTTAATCTAGCCGCTTCTTTATATAATCTGTCAGCATCACTTCTCATTTTTGAAGCAATTTGATCATCTGTCATTACTTTTGCTGTTGGTGTTGCTACATTACTTGTAACACCTTCTTTAACAGATAATTCGTCTATAGATACACCTCTTTGATTAGCAATAATTTTGTTTAACTCGTCCAATGCTACAGATGTTGTAGGGTTTGGTGTCATTTCTACTTCGCTTGTAGGCACACTTTGCATATTTGCGAATTTATGAAATTTAGGTAACATTACATCTCCACTAGAAGTTCTAGTTCTGTTTAAAACTTCATAAAGTTCAAACGCAGTTTGACCTTCATTAGACTCTACAGCTTTTATTAAAGAATCATGATCCTGAGCATTTAATTTTGCTGTTTCAATTACTAGTGCAGATTTAGAATCTCCTGGTAATGTTCTGTAAACTACAACAACTTTTGCTTTAGACCCTTTAAGTCTGCCAACGTGTTTTGTATCAGCCATTATTTTTTTCCTCCTGTTGCAACAGCCGGTTTAGCTGGTGCGGTATCGGAACCTTTCTTTTCAAGATCCTTTTGTTGTGCTTGGACTACTTGTAAAAAAGACTCTAACTTATTAAATGTGGCGCCAACAGCCTGCATTTCATTTGCCTTGAATGCTCCTCTTTGGCAAGCCGCATCTATAATAGATTTGATAATCCCTAAATCTTGGACAGTCAAATCTGCAGAAGCACCAGGTTGTCCTGCTGGACCTTTTGGACCAACGGTACCTGCTCCTGCTGGTGCGGTTGTTTGTTTTGCCGCATCTGTTTTTGCTTGTTCAGTCATATTAATATGTTTCTCCGTATTGTTTTAATTGTATACAAAGATATTTAATGTTTAGGGAAGTGAGGGCAACTCAAATTGAATATGCTCATCTCTTTTGGATCTTCAAACCCTACCAAAATAGAATGAATAACTTGATCTGACTTATCAATCTTAATGTGATTACCAATATAATATCTGCTTTTTAGATTATCCGAAATCCAATTTTCTACAATTTTTAGATACTCGTGACCTTTCTCAGGTAACTCTTGAAACACCATACCTTTTGGTTTTTTGGTAAATTTTCTAGCGTCTAAAAAGTTTAATGGATTTGGTATATTGGTTTTTGGAAACATTATGCGTCGTAATGAGATGTAATACCAAAAGGTGCTTCTTTATTTTTATCATGATGTTCATGAAGAATCCATATTGTATCGCAATAATCAGGATCTCCCCAATCATCCCAAGGATAACCATCTGTGAATACTATTAATTTTTTAGGAACAATGTCATTGTCTTTCATATGTCTCCAATTTGCCATAAAGTCTGTACCACCGCCACCTTTAGCATCATAGTCTTCTAGACTATTATCATTAGCAGTAAAATCTTGTTCATTATAAACTTTAGTATCAAAAGACCAAATTTTAATATTATAATCTTGATATTGATCCATAATGTTTTGAATTTCTCCTAAGAAATCTTTTAATTGTCTTTCTTCAATAGAACCTGATGTGTCTATTGCTACACAAATATCTATTGTTTTTTGATAGTCTGTTGCAGGTAAAATTATACCTGAATGCCAAGCCTTTCTAGAAGGTCTAGCAAAAGTATAGTCGTTTCTTATAACACTTTGTATTTGTTGTTGTAATACTTGTTTCCAATCCATTTTAGGATTAGTAAACTGTTTAATCATTCTTTTAACTTCTTCAGGTAAATTATCTGGACCAGCCGCCTGTGCAGATTGCATTATACCTTCTTTAATTTCGTTTTTAATTTTTTCTTGTTCGTCTTTGCTTATAATAGGTTGTTTACTTTTACCATTTTTATCTTTGTCTTTTTTACCTGCTCCACTTTCAGGACCTTTTTCCCAATCAATGTGATCATCTAATAGTTTTCCTAATTTGCTTATATCAATTTTTTTAGCATTTTTAAATAGTTCGTCATATACTTGTTCTGATGACCAACCGTCGTATTTGTGATCTTGAAATATTTGAATGTCTTTAGGTTTTTCTCCTATTCCTTCTCTAACTAAAGTATTATTAACGAGATAGTCTGCCGCAATATTATAGAGCATTCTATTTCTATTTTCGTTTCTTTGTAAGTGATTAAAAACACAATGAAGTATTTCGTGTCCTATTACAAATTCAATTTCTTTAGTGCTTAATTTGTGAAAAAATTCTGTATTATAATATAAATGTTTACCATCAGTAGCCGCCGTAGGACACCACTCATCACACTCTTGGATTTTTAATCTAGTAGCCATATTACCAAAGAAAGGATGTCTTAATAGTAAACCAACTCTTGCTACAATAATTTTATCTAAAACTTCAGTTTTTATTTGTCTATACTCGTCGTCTGTACGTTTTATAACTGGTGGTTCTTTAATTTTTTTAATTTTAGTTGTTGTTTTTATTTTAGTTTTTAACTGCATAATTCCTTTTATGTGTTATAGGGTACCCGAAAGCACCCTATAACGAAAACACTAGTCGGCGCTTTGAGCGGCGGTTATGTACTTGCCGTATTTTTCATGGAACTCATCGAAAACTTTGATAGCGTCTGGATCAAACGGTAACTGATATTGTGTAAGAGCTAATTTAATACCCATTACAACTAATTCAGTATCAAAATTGTCCATCATAAATCTAAGAAATTTTCCAACTTTGTCGTTAAACTTCTTATCTTTTTTATCGCAAGCCTCTTTAAGTTCATAACATAAAGAAACCGTTAGGGAGTACATTGCACTGATTTCTTTACTTTTCAACTTCTCTACTTTACCTTCTAAAATATCAGAAGGGTTAGGAAGTTGTGATGCCACCTTACGGTGAGCCATAAACTTAACTGCAAGTCCTTCGCCTACTGCACCGCTGACTAAATCAGTCACAGTGTTTTCATCTAAATCATCTGATAAGAGTTCACTTACAAATGACCAAGATCTCGGAGTAGCAAAAGACCTACTTGAAGATTTCGGTTCAAAGTCGTATAGGTCTTTTTTGCTAAAAGTCAAATAACCAATTACATCTTTATGGATGTTGTTGTCTACTGCCCATTCAAACCAATCATCAAAAACAGGTTTCATTTCTAAGTGAATGAATCTATTTGCTAATGGTGCCGGCATTCTATAAGTGATACCTTTATCTGCTTCTCTATTACCCGCCGCCACTATAACAACGTTTTCTGGTAATTCGTAAGTACCTACTTTTCTATTCAATATTAATTGGTAAGCCGCCGCTTGAACACTTGGTGCCGCGGAATTCATTTCGTCTAAAAATAGAATAATGTTTTTATATTTTTTAGACATTTTTTGATCTGGTAATTCTGATGGAGATGCCCATTCCATAGATTTTGAATTACTATTAAAGTATGGTATACCTTTAATATCTGTTGGTTCCCATAAACTTAATCTTATATCAATAACATGAGCATTGATAGTTTTTGCAATCTGACGAACAACGTCTGATTTACCAATACCCGGACCGCCCCATAAAAAGATTGGTCTTTTGATTTTTAAGGCGTGTAATATACTTGCCTTTGCTTTATTTGGTGATAATTGTCTAGTAGCTAAACTACTATCTGCTGATGTGTCTTTGCCTTTACGTGCCATTATGTACTCCTTAAGTTACAATTGGTTTATTATTAATAATAGCACCTTTTGGTAATTAAGTCAAATGAAAAGAAGCTTAAATGACCCGCATAAATCAATTGTTAATTACGACGTGAGTAACTAAATTACCCTTTTCGTAGGAATCTATAATAAATTTCACTGCATCAAACACTGCGTTGGGGGATAATATAGTGTTTTGTTCTTTACAAATTTCCCACATCATTGCGGTTTTCTCTACAACAGTAGGTTGTTCAAATAACATATCTATATTTGTGTCAACAAAACCTGGAGAAATTAAACTAGCTTTACATTTTCCACCACTACCGTTTACTTCTTGTGTTATTTTCTTTAATCTCATTTTTTCAATGTAGTAATTTTCGTTTGCTAGTTTATAATCAAACATTTCTAATTCAGTTACAATACTGCCAATAGAAATTGCTAGTTTAGGATGGTCTTTACTATATTTGCAAAATTGATATAAGAGTGCGTGTTGCTTATTAAAGAGATAAGCATTGTTAATTAAAACATCAAAACTAAGACATTTGTCTACAACTCTTTGAGTATCCTCAATACCGTTTCCTTCGTTTTTGTCTAGACCTATAACTTCATAATAAGGAGAAAATTTATCATATAAACATTTTCCTATTCCTGATAAATGTCCTGTAATTGCTATTCTGCGTATTCTCATAGTATATGTTAATTTATTGAGAAGTTTTGGTTTATTCTTCGTTATTGAATTCTTGTCTAGTCATAGCTTTACTAATACCATATTTTCTTATATCTCCAGAAAATAACATTAATTCCATAGCTTTCTTTTCATTAGTAACAATTATACCATCGTCAGCCAAAAAATATGGACAATTAATAAATCTATCTAAAAAAATTATGGTTTGAGTAGTAACACTAAAGTCTACTGGGAATGGAACTTCATATGTTTTTAAATCAAGTTTTTTTGTAATAAAATCTAAACCTTTATCAGTTAATCTTAAACCACCTACATCTTTTGATCTACTATTTTTCCACCACATAGGCAAATACTCTTTTAAAGTATTTGGATTAATACTAATATCTGCGTTTTTTAGGAAAATTTTTGTGTAGGTTTCTTTCCAGTTCATTGTTCGTTGACAGTTTCACCAGCAGTAAGTTTAACTACTGTGAATTCTTCAACGTTGAAAAGAGTATTCAATTTTTTCGCCAAGTTAAAGGCGTGACCAGGATTAGAAAAACTAACTTTTTTGTATTTTGGTCCTGGATAGTTGTTAAGCATATTTGCTGATTTAAGGTTAAAAGGTTTGTTCTTATGAAACACAGCCCAGATGGCTTCCGCTTCAAGAATCTGCTCTGTTTTATAGCTTTTCTTGTCTACGTGTTCCAGTATAATAGTAGGCTTCGGTCTACTCATAATTTTTCAAGGTACCCTCTTTATAGTTACACCCCATACTATATTTATCGTGAATTTCACGAAAGAGTGTTACAAAAGTATTAAGTTAATGATTTCGAAACGCCGTTATAGATGCCTATACTAAAGGCTTCCACCGTCAGCTTTTACACTGATAGTTTCTTCGGCTTTCGATTGTTTAGTTATGAGAGATTCGTAGTCACCGGCAAGTCTAGCCAGTACAATTGCTAAAGAATATGTTAAACTTTTGGCAGTTGCAGTATCAATTTTTACTTCTTTTTGTTGACCAATGTCCGCGGCTTTTACTCTTTGTATAAATTGTTGTATTGGTGCTGTATTAATAGGTTCATCTGTTCGCATTTGCTAACTCCTGTTTCATTTCAAGTGTTGTTTTAAAAGGTCCTTTACTAGGATACCTTTCTAAAGTAATTAGTTTTGGGCAAAAACTTCGTACCCATCCTTTTTCAAATTTAATAATATAATATCCAGCACTATATAAAGACTTAGATTTTTTGCTTTTTGTAAACAATGGTAATTTCTTTTTAACATCATATACCATATTACAAGGTTTAAACTTGCATGGAAAACTGTACACTAGGTGCTCTGTGGGCTCAATGTGTGGGCTTGAAATAGTACTGTTGCCCCACATCCATTCACCATCAAAATTGTTTCTTAATTGCGTTTCATTATCAAATATTTTAGTTCCTTCATCACAAGTATATAGGTATTTTCTATCCTCTTGTCTACATAATGTACCTACCTTGTGCCCTTGTTTTTCAACTATCCAGAACCTGCTTTCTAGTATAGGTTTTGCAAAGAATCTTTCTGTCATGCTACTTCTTTCTCCTTATATTTTGCGTTTAAGGGCTCTGCGTAGCTTTGTGGGTATTCTGCAATACGTTGCATATCCCATTTAGCACAGAATTTAATAAGTTTTAACCCTACTTGTTCTATTGCTTTTGCTTTAACTGATGCTACAGTTTCTTTTATTACAGCTTTAATTTTGGGTGGTTGGGCATTTAAATCACATAGTATTACGTTTCTATTGTAATCATCTACAACTCTATGTTCTTTTCCGTCTTGATCTACCCATCTTTGGAGCATTAAGTTATTCCAATTATATCCTTTAGTTTTTCGATCTTCAAATGCATCAATTAAACCTACTTTCTTTTTAGTTCCTTTAGCTCTAACGCCAGGGTATGCTGAAAATACATTATCAGTAGGATCTCCTCTTACACATTTTTCAAACAACATTAATTTAGGGTTAGGTGCTTTTTTAGGAAATCCTGTTTTCTTATCTATTACAGGTTTCTTTTTATTATCAAAGTAACCTTCGTGTGTAATAGTAACTTCTTGTATTCCATTGTATTGTTTTACATTAGGTTTTATCAATTGTGCAAAGTCGCTGTCAGTTGATATTATAACGTGATTATCGTTTGGGTGTGCATTTACCCAACCTGCAATTAAATCATCTGCTTCTAATTGTTCGTGTTGTATTATTGTACAATTTGTTTTTGTATCTATAAAGTCTTTGAAATGCGTAAATGTTTCCCAAAAAACTTCTTCTTCTTCTTTTTCTGAAACAGTTAACGCCTCTCGAGCAGTTTTTCTATTCATTTTATATCTAGGATAAACATCTCTTC